GGGACTGCTTGTGTTACACCAACACCAACAGCATAAGAACTTGTACCAAGAGTAACTATCTGGTCTGCTCTTCCGTCAATAATAGCGACCTTAAGATCATTTGCCCATGATCCGGGATTACGTGCTGCTACTACAGTGTTTGTTAAAGCATTCAGATCATAAGCTTTGTTGTTATAATCTTCTGTGCTTAATATTTTTATTTCTGGCGATCCGTCGTCAGTTGCGTTTTTTAGGTCAGCGTCGTCAGACCTCACAACACTCAAGATACCTCCATATGCTAGATATGAGGACGCAGTTAACCAATATTCGTAGTGTTTATCTACATCAAGTGGTTCACCGAACGTATCTATTAAGCCTTGTTCGTCTTCAATAGTGATAGGTTCGTTGATTGGCCCTTTCTGAAAAGGAGCAACAATCGCAGCAGCCTTTGTGGTTGCTGTATCGACTCTACCAATAGTAAGATCAACTTCCCTAACAACGAGGCCAGGAGATGCTAAATTTAGAGGCATCTTGTTTCTCCGTTTATCAGAATTAATCTAAAAATATTTAGTAAAACCCACTTCTTAAGTGGGGAAACGATGCGTGAACTACCAATCTGGATAAAGAAAGTTAGCAAGAAGTATTATTAAAGCGAATAATATAAAGTAAACTATTATCATACTACCAGTCTGGATATATCCAATTGTTCGATATCTTCTTCGATTTTACTCTTTTCTTCGTGCATTCTTTACATTCATATGAATATGCGGATAATAATGTTCTATTCTTTCTTGTCAAATAAAAATCTTCTGTCAAACTTTTAATATTTCCACAGACTCTACACTTTCTCTCTGTGAGTAATAGTTCTCCTAATTCTAATTGATCATCGAAGTCCATTAGATTACCTGAATGACTGCGACTATTTCAGGAAACTTCATAGTCAGATGTCTTTCAATTCCCATCTTAAGTGTTTGTGCACTCATTACACATGTTTCACATGCACCACTTAATCTTACTTTTGCAATAGCTGCTTCTTCTCCTTCCCTTACACCATAATACATCCTGATGTCTTCATCTAAATCTTCATCAAGTTCTATAAACTCTAAGTAACCACCGTCTGCCTCAACATACGGTCTGATTTCATCTAGAGAATCATTTACCTCTTTTGGTGTTGGCATCATTTGGAGTTTCAAGCATCTTTAATAATTTATAATCCAAATGAATCCCTTTGTGTCTGAGAAGTATGGCCTTTGCCATAGTCATCTCTGTACTATAAAAAACAATGGTTTCATTTAATCCTGAATCACCACTCATAAATCCTCCTAAAAACGACTTTAATATCTCCCCTCTACTGCCAAATATATCACATAACCTAATTATTTACAAGTTTAAGATTTGCTTTAGATTTATTTTTGTTACATATAATCCCACATATAGGAGCGATCCCCATACTCATCTGTCTTCCAGAGATCTCCATCATTGTCTACAAATGTATCATCATCAAGTCCATCTGACATGAATCCAAACGGTGCCATATCCTGTTCAATTTGATTCTTTTGCTCTTCATATAATCTCTTTCTAACATCATTATCGGTCATCTCCTTGAAGTAATCCTGTGCAACTAACCATGCAAATAACACTAAACACATGGCTAAATCATCATTACATCCCTCTTCTGCCTCAAAGGAATTGTGTTTTTGTGAAAAAGTAGTCAATTCAGATATGATATCATAATCCTTTACGAGTATTTTATCATCCTCTAGTAAAGTTTTAAGGTTAGAACAACCTAATTTCTTTACAGCAGCAGTTGTTCGGACACCTAACTGTGTCTTTTTACCTGAGAAACCAGTTCCGACCACCTGACCATTACGACCTCTCATAGATGCCATGAGTATGTTTTCATATTCTAAATCATAATTTAAGATAGATGCAACCTGATCTCCGATATCATTTACTTCAATTAAAAGAAAAGCACTATTATATCCCTTTGCCACATCTTCAATGACACTTGGAAATAACATTGGTTTTATTTCATTGTTTCGATACTTAGCAACTATATTGTATGGATAATTTGTAATGTCAAATACTATGAACGCGGAATAATCATTACCTAATCCACGAGCTACATCAACAGTAATTAAATAATTGTGATCTTTCTGTGGTGGTTCATGAATATCTAATCCAGCATTTTTCTGCACTGGATTTTCATACATTAAATTTTTTAACTTCGCAGGATTAATAAGGGTATTAATTGATCCTAAGAATTCACACTCAAACTCAACTTTAAACTGTTGTTCTGATGTGTTTGCAATTGTCTGTTCTTTCCAAACTTGATCTCTACCCGGAACTTCAGACCAGTGAACTTCAGTTGGAATATATTCATTCTTATTTCTTTCTGCATCGTGCCACATGCGGTAGAAATGATTCATACCTCGTGGTGTTGATACGATGATTACCTTTGTTTTCTGACCAGAAGAGATAGTAGGATAAACAGAGGCAAAGAAGTCGTCAGCAATGTGATTCGGGATGAAAGCGAACTCGTCGAGAAAGATGACATTATAGGAACCGCCTCGGACAGCAGATGAAGACGTAGAGTTTGCAGAAATTTTTGATCCATTTTCTAATTCTAAAGAACCTTTATTCCAAGCGATTATACCCTGCTGTAACCATCTTGGCAAGTTTTCGTATGCTAACTGTAATCTACCTAAAAGATCCCTTGCAGTGGAAGCTTTGTTAGCGAGTATTGCAATATTAACATTATCATTAAAAACTGCATAATGTAAGAGATAAGATACCACTGTTGTAGATTTACCTGTCTGCCGAGGCATCTTACAAATGTTGAAACGGTTTTCATGGAAGTTACGTACTAATTTCTCTTGAAAATCATACATATGAAAAGGCACAAGACCTTCATCAAGAGATACTATTTGTATATATTTACGTGCAAAATAAACAGGATCTTCCTTACATCGAACGAACTCAAGAATTTCTTCCTGAGTGAATTCGATAGCAGTGTTTGCTTTCTTTAGATTCGGATTTCCAAGGTAAACATTATCAGACATAATTTAATCAGCAATTCCAACGTCTTCGTGCTTGTCTTAATCGACTATCTGGATCTTTAGCTGCCTTCGGAAACTTCTTCATTTGTCCTGCACTTCTTGCACAGTAACTTTTTCTTCTATTTGCTGCCTTTGATCCTTTCTTTAATTTAGATGGTTTTGTAGTAACAGCAGTTTTTAATTTTGATCCGGGATTTTTACGACGATATGCTTCAACACCTTTCTGTGTCATACCAGCACCACTCTTTGTTGGTCTTTTGTGTCCAGACTTGACACTCATACCCTTCATATCATCTTCATTTAATTCACTTCTCCAATCTGAATAATCTTCTTTTGTCGTAGGTAGTTCTTTCTTTTTCTTATTATCAAAGTGTTTTCCTACTTTTGCACCAATTCTTTCTCCAACTTCAGCACCAGCAGCACCAGTTGCCACTGATCCTAGTCCTCCAAGTGGGGCTCCTGCAGCACCACCAGCAACACCACCAATGGCACCACCAGCAATTCTACCTATTTTTTCACCCCTACCGGACTTTTTTAATGCGTTCCTACCCCCCTTTAATGCACCACCTAATCCACCTTGTGCAGCTCGACCACCAGTTTTACCACCTACTTTGATACCTTGTCTGATGACTTGTTTTGCAACACCACTATATTCATTTAATTGTTCACCCTCTAATTCATTGTGTGCACGAAGTGCTGCTCCAGCACCTCCACCGATTGCACCACCGATTACTCCTCCAATCGCACCACCTTTTGCTGCTTTCTTCAGACCTTTAACTTTCTTTCCTTGTAGTTTCTGTTGTGTTGCTTTACCAGCAGCAGCACCTGCACCACCACCAGTTGCACGACCAACAATTGAACCAGCAACATGACCCGCAGTAGATCCCACTGCCTTACCAACAGTCCCACCAAGTGGGATACCAGTTGCTTTTCCGATTGCACCACCTATCGCACCACCAGCAGCACGACCAGCAGTTGCACCAGCAGTTCCACCAACTGCAGCACCAGATCCACCACCAATAGCAGCACCTACTTTTCCTTCTTCAATCTTTTCAATATCCTTAAGAACTTCCTCTCTCCAATCATATGATTCACTTCTTGCTTTCTTTTTCACACAGTTTGGATATCTCTTACCAAACATTGTTTTCATACCTTTCTTCTCATAACCCTTCCAACACTTTTCATCAAGTGTCTCTTCACTCTTTGCTTCAGTAACTTGTTGAGTTCCCTTCCAAACACCATTTTCATTTGTGATTGGTTGTAAGTTATCAGGGCCGATAATATCAGTTACATCTGCTATAATTTGTCCTTTTGAATTTTCAATCTCTAATCCTTCTGACTTATTACCCCAGTTTGCAGCACCAACTTTTCTACACTTAACTAATGCACCTGATGCATATGCAGATGGCCATACAGAGTATCTTGACTTGACTTTATGATAGCAAGCATCTTTTTTACCACTTCCTTTACCTTTCTTATCTTTTACCTCACTTAAAATATCATATATTGTTCCTGCCTCTGAACGATATTTTTCTTTTGGATCTTCTACAATATATTCTACAATTAACTCGTCACCCACTTCAATATTGTTTTCTGCAAACCAACCACGATTTACTTCGATTGCCAACTCAATAGCACCATCAGAGTATACAGGGTTGTTATCTCTTGGTTCTAATGGTTTGATACTTTCAATAATACCATTCTCTTTAACAAATGCAATGTCAAGAGGTATTGTTGTTTCAGTCATATGAAATGACTGTTGTGCAATACGATCAAATACAAATAGCATACCACTATTTGTTTCTAGACTTTCACGGAACATTAATCCTTTCTTGAAATCACTTTGATTTTTAGGAACTTCAAGTCTTAAGTCAAGTGTTGTGAATTCTTCTTTGTTCATAACATATGATTTGTATGTTGGACTTTTCTTTTCGACAGGTAAACCTGCTCTTCTCTTTGCCTTATTTCCTGATCCTCTATCAGTTTCACTAGGAATATTCTTCACTGCTGCTTGTGCAGTAGGAGGATGTGTTGATTGTAAACGAGCTTGTCTTGAAACTCCTTTACCTCCATATGATTCTTTCATTTTTTTCTTTGGATCAGTTGAAACCATTGTTGGTGCTGCTGCACCTGATTTCTGTGGTTGATTAGGATCTGCTGCTCTTTTTCTTCTTGCAGCACTATCTCTTTCCTTATCACTCATAGATGCTCTCTTTGATGAAGAGGTGCACTTAGGAGTTGTTTTCTGACCGGGTTGACGAGCACAAGGTTTACCGTCATACTTACCACCAACTTGAACCCAACCTTTTACTTTGCGTCCAGACTTAGTAGTTCCGCTTGATTTACCAAACCATGCACGAAGACCCTCTTCGCTCATGTTCTTTGGTTTTTTACCCTTCTTTTTCATATCAATGGCAATCGCAGCCTGCTGTGCAGGATTTGCTGCCTCTTTCACTTCTTTACTATCAAGATAATCTGCAGCAGTGTCTAAGTAATCAGATGCCTTAGTTATCTTTGATTGTACCCACGCTTTGAAATTATCTTTCTTTCGTGAATGTTTTTCAATGCGTTTTGATGCTCTACCTGCAGTCTTTAATTGATTACGAATCATCTCTGGTTCATGATCTTTTTTACTCTCAGAGATTTTTTTCTCAAGAGTGTCTGCTTGTTTTGCATGACTCTTAACTGACTTTCTAAGTTGCTTGACAATTTTTTTAATTTGTTTGTCTTCTTTTACAAGAAAACCATCATCCTTAACGGTAAATCCATCAGGAATCGGTTTGCACTTTTGTTCAGTGTTACAATAGTAGTATCCTTTTTTACAGGATTTCATCATTCTGCAGTTTTAGAATCATTATTATTTAGAAAACCTTTCTTTAGCATTTTTGAAAGTTCTGTTGTTGAACCTACAAATAAAGCATTGTTAGTGACATTTCCTTGTGCTTTTGCACCTTCTTCGTCTAATTCTTTTACCTTTTTTTGAAGATCCATTAATTTATCAGTGCTGTCTGCAACACTTTTAATTAATTGACCTGCAACTTCATAAGCTCTTGGACTCGCAGTTTCACTTGCAACCTCCATAATTCCATTGATTGCTTCTTGACCTTTTTCAATTAAAGAATATAAATTACCTCTTGTGTAACTATAATCCTTTTTTATATCATCTTTTTTTAAAACTACATTCGGTAATTCTGGTTTATCATTGTCTTTTTTAACAATAGATGTTTCCACATTTAAAGATTTTTCAATGTCATCAAAGTTTGTATTCATGAGTCTGTCCTTGTAGCAGGATTAAATTGCAATGAATCTGTGAATATACTGGATACTTCATTAAATCCAAAATCATCTCCAGCTTCAACTAAAGCATCGTCTGCTGTAGTTAATTTATTAACTTTACTATTTTCAAGATGTTCTGCTTTGATTGTTTTACTAAATCCTCTCTTTACAACAAGTGTTGTTGCATCTGGTTTTTCTTTAATTTGCATGACTTCACTATCAATTACAATTCGATCTTTTATAGCAAAATTAGTGGTGTCTGTGACATTGATTCTAACTTGAGAATTATTAATATCAAAAGTCAATGTAGCAGTATTATCATTATCATAATCTTTATTTGCTTGAGGTGTAACAACATATCTTAATTCTCTTCTAGCATTCTCCCTATCCATCGTAGTATGATAATCCAACTGAACTTTTTTAATAATTCCTTCTGGAGTATCTGCAACAGGGCCGAATAGATATGTTTTTGCTGTAAAGTTTAAAGTGTATATCAATGCTCTTCGAGTCGCAAAATCACCTTCATAATCATCTTGGAATGATATATTATCCAGTACAACACTTATATCTCTTTTCTCACCAATTACACTTACTAAATCTACAGAAAGGTTAAATGCAGGTTGAAAATATGGAAGTATTTGTTCTACAATTTGTAGTCCATCATCATTTAGTTTTACCAATACATTTAATTCAAATCCCACATTATATGGTACAGGCATGAATACCTTTCTAAGTTTATTATTATTATCTGCTGCTTTAAATGTTTGAGTTATACCTGCCTTTCTTGTAGCGTCATATGTGATGTTTGTCATCTCAAACGACATTCTAGGTAATGTTATCTGAGTTGCACGATTTAATTCTGGTTGTTGCTCAATTCTTGCTAAAAACTTTTGCATTGGCCCATATGCCAAAGCAACTTTCATGTCACTTATTTCTTTTCCTGCCTGATCTTTATGTCGAATATGAATATCATTAAACAGCGTACCAAATGCAATAACTGTTTTTCTAAGTATTTCGTGATAGTAATATGTTCCTAACATTAGAATGTACCAAATGGATTAGACTCCGCAAAATCAATGATTGCATCTGCCTCAGTTTCAAACTCGTCGTTATCACTGTAACTATCATATATATCTCTCGTATCATGTGCCTTCACATTATAGACAACTAATTGAGTTGATCCTGTACTTACATTTATAGTGACAGACTCTGAAGTGTTTAGTGATGCTCTACTCATTAATATATTACCAAATAATGCTGGAGCAACAGGTGGTTCCAACGCTAACACAGTTGTTCCAACTGATATCACACCATCAACAGGAGATATATCTTGTCCAATAACTATACCTGATGTTTCAACACCAACAAACCTTGTTGAGTTTACACCGATAGGTGCATTTTGTGCCGATACAGTCGGTGATGGTACGTAAATAACAGTGGTGCTATGAACTTCTTCACCGGGTAAGAATCCTTTTGTTGTGGTTCCTATACCAACGTTGGATACTTTGAGAATCTTAGTATCTGAATCCCATTCTTTAACTCTTGCCTGTGTTCCTGAAGTTTGACCAGTAACAATATCATTAAGTAAGAAATTACCACGGCCTGTAATAATATCTGGTGGGCCTATTGTAACAGTTGGAGATGACGTATATCCTTGACCGGGATCTTTAATCCTTATTGATTGTAATTGTCCATTACTTACATCAACTACTGGTACACCTATTGCAGTTGTTCCTGATCCAGTAGGGCCAGCAATAGTGACGGTAGGTGGTGTTACATAACCTGCTCCATCACCTGTGACTGCAAACTGAATTACACCTTTTTCAGTTTTTTCAATTGTACATGTTGCAATTGCACCACTTCCTCCACCACCAACAATATGAATATTAGGTGCTTGTGTATATCCAGCACCAGCATTTGTTAATAGAAGTTCTTTAATAGAGTGCACACCATCCACACTGGTGGTTATGGCAACTGCAGATGCATTTACACCTTGAACATGCCTAGAGGTCGATATAAAGACTGTAGGAGTCGATGAATAACCAGTTCCATCATTGAGGACTGTTAATGATCTAATATACCCTGTAGGGGTTATCGAAGGTGCTATTACAGCAGATGCAAGAGCAGTTGTTCCTGATCCAACTAATTCAAGAGTAGTGATAAATCCTTCATCTTGAACTTGAGTATCAATTTCATCAATTGATGTATCAATAATTTCATCTTCATATTCAAAGAGTTCACATTGAAGTTCGTAAACATAATTTTTTTGAAGTTGATAAAAGGGTTTCTCATGTTCTACAAATTTTACTTCAAATAATCTTTGACCTAATGGAAAATATATTAAGTCACCTTCTCTTGGCCTTGATCCCAATTCAAAATCAAGATCATCTAAAAATGGTGCAATAAAATCTTCAAATCTTTCTTTTGATATTGTAACTGTTAATTCATCTCTTAAACTGACACCAAATTTTGTCATTACATCACCTGCACCAGAATATCCTTCATAGGTATTCACATATGCTTCAAGTAAAAAATTATCCTCAAATCTTGATGACTGTATTTCTTCT